TTCCTGGTTTATTTCATCAAATGTTACATCAAATACTGCTAACTGGAATGTTTCATATTCCGTATTAACAGCTAATAGTGCTTCTTGGTTCGAACCAACTAACGTTACAAGTAATACTGCTAACTGGAATGCTTCTTATTCCGTATTAACAGCTAATTCAGCTTCCTGGTTTATTTCATCAAATGTTACATCAAATACTGCTAACTGGAATGTTTCATATTCCGTATTAACAGCTAATAGTGCTTCTTGGTTCGAACCAACTAACGTTACATCAAATACTGCTAACTGGAATGTTTCATATTCCGTATTAACAGCTAATAGTGCTTCTTGGTTCGAACCAACTAACGTTACATCAAATACAGCTAACTGGAATGTTTCTTATTCAGTTCTAACAGCTAACAGTGCTTCCTGGTTTATTTCATCAAATGTTACATCAAATACTGCTAACTGGAACATAGCTTATAATACAGCAACAGCATTAACTGGAAGCAACGTTATTGTTGCCGGACTAAGTTCTACAGGAGGAGTTTACGCATCAAACGGTTTATATTCCCTTAGTTCTTTTAACGGTACATATAGTGATGGTATCGTTGCTGATTATGTGACCGGCAGAGGTAGAATAAGTGTCGGAGCAGCTGACGATTTAGCTCTTTATACTGGTGGTGTTGCTAATACAAATACAGTTTATGTATCCTCCAACGGTAATGTTGGCATAGGCACCACAACCCCTGGTAGTAAATTAACTGTCGTTGGTGATATCAGTGCTACGGGTTCAGTATATGGAATCAACCAGCCAGTAACAAATGTTCTGTTAGCAGATAATAGCACAACAATTACAACCTCAGAAATTAACTCCTTCGGTTCTGGGGTGACAAATACATTATTAGCTAATAGTTTATATAATATTGAGTATGGCGCTATAATTAACAACTTTTCAGGTAGTAATAAACAATATACTTTTGCCTTGTCAGGAACCGATACGTTTACAGTATTAGGAGATATACGTGCTATATATTGGGATGAAGGAGGAAATTTAGGAGCCCTTCTCAGTGTCGGTACTACAAGCAACCGTATAGCACTACCACAGTCACAGAACATTGGCACTGGCAGAACAGCACACTCTACGATTAACTGTCTCGTTTCGACAGCTAATACTGTAAATGTAGCATTAGGAGTTACTAGTATTAATACTGATACACGTCAAGTAATAAAAGTCGGCAGCTATAGAAGAATAACAAAGATATCCTAAACTTTAGTTCATAGTAAAAATTATTTGTTGACTTTGTGTCAAGGTATAGGAATATAAACGTCGATGAATACATACAACACGTACATTAAGCCTATTACGGCTATCACCGTCTTGGGTTTTAGATAATAATTATTACGTATGGCAACCACCTATTCCGCGTCCAAATGACAATAATGCGTATGTTTGGGATGAACCTACAACTAACTGGATTCAAATACCAGTAACAACTTAATTAGGTTGTCTTTTTATAGTAAGTATTAAATATATACGTGCGCAGTTATACCGTATATCTTACTAGTAATCAAGCATCTGAGGGTCCAGGTGTAATAGATCATTGGACATTTTATGATTTGGTTTCAGGTTATAATGTGTATTATCCTACAACAGCCAACGGGGATGCTTTTAGTTATACCTCATCTCCTACAGTAACAGCTTATGATGGTAACTTTATACCGTGGAAGTATGTGGTGCAAAATTTTACTACAGATATTCAAGTAGGGCCACTAAAAGGACCTTATAGAATTACATTTGATCCATCAGGTCTTGATTTTAGTCAGTTTCCTATTCTAAAAATTGTGTATGATTTCGGTGACGGTACATTACAGACTGTAAATCGTAATATTGTACCAAATGTACCCGTAGATAACGCGCTTTATTCATCACTTTCTACCGGTAGCCCAACATTAATTCCGGTGACACATGATTATTACCCTAAAGATGGTAATATACCCACATATTATAATCCAACTGTCACTGTCTTTAACGGTAGTTTAGTTAGAAATACTTTTAATATAGCTATTACTTCCTCGCCTATATCAATTTATGATCTAGGTGATATTCATTTATTAGATAATGTACAACATGCTAATACTTTCGATATTCAGAATACTTTTGAAGTTAAATCACCAAATTATCTTACAGTAACACGGTCACTCAGTACTGTAGATGCTTTAATCAATACACCTCCTCTCATTGATCCGACATCAATAGACGGTCTAGTTGTTTGGTTAGATGCATCTGATGCACTAACAATTTATAAAGACAGTAATAATAATGTATATAGATGGAAGGATAAAAGCGGATTCAACAATGATTTCTATTCCGGTGATGTGCAACCAACATTCTTATATCCTAGACAAGCTCTTTCATTGAGAAAAAATATTAATATAACAAATAATATATCTCTTTCCGCTAATTCATCACAGTCACTTAATTCTATTATTGACGGTTATACATTCTTAATGGTGCTTAAACCGAATTCCATCAATGGCTCTATTCTTGCTAAAGGTAATAACCTCAATATAAGTTTATCTGCTCCTTATGGTATTAACATAAAACAAGGTAACGGTATAACAAACCTTAATAATATTTCCGAAAATTTAGTTAATTATAATCTGCTTACTGTTACATTATCAGGTGGCAATACTAACGGTAATCTCTATTCAACATTTGACAATACTATACTTCAACGTAAAAACCAAGGATACACATACACAACAAATAATAGTCCAATCTTTATTGGTTATAACCCACAAGATAATAATTCACAGCCACTTATTGGTACAGAAATTTCTGAAATGCTTATATTTAATATACCGCTTTCACAAGAGATGCTTATTATTCTTCAACAATATCTTGTTAAAAAATGGAATTTATCGTTGAAGGTAAATTAATAACTTAAGTATTAATAAAAATGGATATAGTGTCTCTTAGCTCTAACAACTTTATCGGTCTAACAGCTAATTATGGCTATGATAAGGTTACTGATTTTATTCAGGGCTCTTACTATACAGAGCATGGTATTACCTTGCCTTGGTCTCGAGCTCTAGAGATACCACAAGATAGTACTATAAATAACTATTCTAATTTATTTCTCACACAAAATACCCAGCTATCTTCTATTCTTAATATTAATAATCTCAAGCCGCAGACCGGTGATATAACAACATATCTTGCAGCTTATGCACAAAATGGTATAACTGAAATTACAAAATTTCTAGTCACACAAGAACCATCATCTTTAATTTCTACTGCGCAGATATCCTTTTCTGGTATGTACGAACAGATAGATAATAGATACATGTTCACTATTAAATTTTTTAATAGTCAACTATGCTATGTCGAACACGTAAGTATCTATGATACAAGATATCTTACAGCAGATAGTGCAGGTAATTTATATTTTAGCCCTAAACTCGATACCGATTATTTATTAGATCGCTCTCCTCAGCTTTTTTATTATGAATACGATGCATTAAACGACTACATCGTCTTATTTAAGAGTTTTAATGATATACTAAATTATATTGCTTATAGTCCCTCGAGTCCATTAAATGCAAATTTAACATTTGCACCTATTTCTGTTGGTGCATCTGAACCTTATCCTACGGAAGCTGTATTTAAGTGTATACCGCGATCTGAGACACCTAACGACACCATTCTCCTTGATCCATGGGTCGGTTATACAAAGAACTTTAAAACCAATACACAAGATATCGATAAAAATCGATCATACAACCAAATTAATTCGAATTTAATTTTAAATAGTCAATACACCACACTGACGAGTGATAGTATTAATTTTAATGCACTTTCTCTTAAAACTACTAATACACCTGAAAATTATCAATCACGTAATAATCCGTTTCAAGCTAGCAAGTCATTATATTATCAAGAAAATGAAGTTGAATTTCGTGACTATAAAAAATTATTTACAGGATCAAATCAAAAATTAGGTAACGATAATATTACACTTGGTTACGAGTCATATACAACAGATATTGTACTAAAAAGTGATCAAATTTCCTATTTTCATGTACCATATAATCTCTATCCGTATGTAAAAATTAATATTAATGATTCCGGTCTCATACAAGCAGGAGCAATTGCTGGTGATCATCCTATAAAGTCGGATAAAATTTTTAAAAAGCTTGTAAATGCACCTGCAACTTCACCTTTTGGTTCAGTTAGTGAAGAAGCTACAGGAACATTTTTATGTAGTTGGTTATCAGGTAATACAGATGTTAATGCACTTCCTATCTGGGTTGATCGCTATTACCAACCTTCAAAAATTTCATTTTTTGCAGCACTTTCTTCTGCACCCTATAAGGCTATTACATATACCACAGCCTTTAAGGGTATAATAGATAATCTTAATATAGACCCTACAGTAGATATTGTTTTTGATAAGCCATCAGAGCTTGTTTTTGAACCCGGTACATATTACGCCTATCACCACTACGGTCAAAATAATGTTAAGAGTTATATTGGTTCGCTTACCAGTATGCTTGTTGAAAAAGACTTTTTAAACTATTATTATAACAATAATTCTAGCGTTTATCAAACATATAAAGATAACAGAGAGTATATTTTTGATGGTAACAGATATGCAATTACTTCATCACTCTCTTCAATTCAAGATTCTGGTCAATTTACATTGTTATTTGATATGTACAATAATGATTGGTCTAAACCTTTCGGTAATCAGATAATCGGTAATTATAATAATGATGGTTTTGGTATTTTTAATGAGAATATAATTACACCTTATTTGTTTGTTAATACGCTAGCAGGTGTAGATATTTTAAATACAGATTTCGTAAAATTAAATTCCATTATATACCCTGCAACTGCAACAGCAATTATCAGACCACAATATACGGAAAATTATTCAGTTATTTTTAATGACGGGTACTCTCGACAATACTCACGTAGTGGTGTATTGTTAAATCAAACATATTGTTCCTATCTGTCAAATTTTATTTCTTTCAATTATTCTGAAACTACTGCCTATATTCTCTATAAGCGTGGAGCAGGAAATAATGTACTCTCACTCAATCTAGCAAATAACACTGTCATAACTAACATTCTTTCAACAGTAGATACTGTTTACGCACCAGGTGCCGGTAATGATGCACTAAATACTGCCAAAACTGTAGACTATTACCAGGGTAAACTCTATTTTACCCCAGGTACTGTAACAAGAAGAAAGAATAATAATCTTTATTATCTTACTGATAATAATACATCGCTTGTTACGTGGACAAACATTAATTTTTATAACGATAGCAATCCTACAACCGTAAGTACTATTCTAACAACATTTAAGTCTACATCTGGTAGATATATTCAAGACTTCAACATTGATTTTGAAGGTTATTTATGGGTAGTTCTAGATGGTAATACATTCTATAAGTATTCAGCTGAACGGGAGTTTATACTCTCTGGTACATTAACCTCCAATACTCTTATCACTACATCTGTTACCGTTACAGGTAATGGTACACAAACAACATTTTATCTAACCAATAGCAGTACACAAAATCCATACGACTATGTTGTTACAAACAAAATATCTAATGCTAGACTTACGCCGATTTTTGATTATAATATAAGCAACAATAATATAATTTTTACGATACCACCACTAAGTGGTATATTGTATGCCATACAAACTCAAAAAAATATTGATACGTTTAATAATTATGGTATTGACTTTACTTCTGAATTTGTCAATAGTGACTATAATAAAAGAGCAATTTTTTATAGATCTAATAAAGGTTATACTCCGACAACAGGAGAGCAGATTATCTCTTCTACAAATAACTTAACCTCATTTAATGATTATCAATTTGCTGTTTATGATACAACAGGTATACCGGTTTCAAGTTTCATCTACTCTTCTGTAAGCGGAAGACTATTACCTACCGTTAATTGTGATTATTTGAGAGAATATGTTCAAGACAAATATCCAGAAGCTAATTTAAATATAAAATCCGTCATAACAAATGTCTATAACACATCAGATACACAAACAAATGAAATTGTTTTTAATCTTTCAGCTTTAGATCCAGGGTATCATCATTTCGGTGTAAGATTTGACAGTTATCATGGTTATATGTCCTTTTTTGTTAACGGGCAGTTAATAAATGAAGTACAGTTTACACCAAGAAAATATAAATTTAGTAATTTAATTTATCGTCCTTTTCTTATTGGAACATCTTGTTATAATAATTCTATTCCGCTTTATCAATACCTGCAAAAAGATAGATATCTTGTAGAGAATACAAAAATAAAAAATTTTTATCTCTACGATAGACCACTTAATGATTACGATATTATTATGCATGGTCGTAAAGATAGAGATATACAGGATATACATCTTAATCTACCTTGTGGTAAAAGAAATTATACAGAAGAGATAGAAAGATATTTTAAAGCAAATATACCTGGTATTAAATCAACCCTCTTTAATGTTGTAATACGTAATACAGGTATTACTGATCCTAATTTAAAGTTGGCTCTAGAGCAAAGAATTATTACTACTGTTAATGCCTCAGCACCAATTTATTCAAAATTAAATACTATTAAATGGATTAATTAAGATGAATATTCAAGAAATAATAACACAAGAAGGAATTATCTATGATAGATATCTAGATCTACCACTTAATTTACCTTATTCAGATTTTGAATTTATTAAAATAAAACAAAATGATACCGTTACAAATTTTAATATTAATAATGTTATAACAAAACTCTATAGTAATTTTCTTTATCTATATAAATCAGCTCACATAGCATCTAATATAATACCATATGCAGCTATAGCTACTGCGGGTGTCTCGGGTATAAATGGTACAAATATAAACTGGTACAGCAATTTAAAAACAAGTCGGTATAGAAAATTAACTGGCGCAGGTATATACCAATTGGATACAGCTAATACTCTTTCTGTTGTTTATAACAATGCATTAAGCAGTTATTCTATATTTTTATCTAATGGTCCTAATATACAGGTGTTTAATAGTAACAATACCTTTACCAATATAGTAACTGCATTGAGTTCGAATTTTACTTTTGATAATTCAGGAGTACATTGGCAGGGGGTAAGCGATTTTGCTTTTGGTGAAAATAATACACTATATGTTTTAGACGTGAGCGCTAATAGTGTAACAAAATACGATGCATCAGGGTTTTTAATTAACGATAATGTCTTACAAAATACGCTTCTCTATCAAAATAGTATAGGTGGATTTGGTACCTACAACGAAAAATTAAAATTTAATGCTCCTTCTAGTATTCTTTATCATAAATCTGAAATTTATGTTTTAGATTCTGGTAATAGTACAGTTAAAAAATATGACAAAAATTTAAACTGGGTTAGCAATTATCAGCTTTTTAGAGATTTATTATCATCATACCCTGTACAACTAACTGCTGATAATTATGGTAGTATATATTTGCTCACGTTGTCTGGTTTCATTTATAAATACGATGATGAATTTACTACTAAGCAAGTTATTGATATTTCAAATTTAGCAAAAACAGGTGAAACAATTAAGAGATTGTCTTTTTCATTATCTGATTCAAATGTATTTTATATAATAACCAATAAAAACGTTTATAAAAAACTTGTTAATTATCCGGAAGATACGGTTGGGTTTTATCTCTTTAATCGCTTTAATGTTGATACAGATGAAACTATAACTGCTTTTGCTACAATTTCTGCAAATATTAACGGACAACCAAACGATTTAAATTTTATTTTTAGTAATAATAACGGCATGGGTAAGCTTTCTGTTTATCAAGATAATTTAAATGTTTTGAGTATATTAACTGATGATAGCATTGATGTATACTCGCGTGATGAAATCAATATACACCCTGAAGAATATCTTCAAAACTGGGTATTCAATAAAGCAATTTCTAAACTTTTAATCAATCATATGCGTCTTCGTGATAATATTACTAGTAAATTTTTATTTAAAAAAGATGCAGGGACCGGTAGTATATTTTTAAGCGGTAGTAGATATCTTTTACCAGATGAGCTTAATATAGTACAATTTCAACAGGATATATCAAATTATATAGGTATGAATGAAATTTTGCAAAACAATATCATTAATAGACCATTTGAAAAAATTTTTAATATACAAAAAAATCTCTTAAAAATATTAAACACAGAAGTACAAAACTACCTTGATCCTTCATATATTATAACATTAGGATGATTGATATTCGGTGTTTAAACATAAATAATTTCGATGGCTACAGTATCAGTAATTAAATTAAAAGTTCGTAGAGGTACAGATAATCAGCGTAAATTAATTACACTAGATGAGGGTGAGCTCGGATACACTACAGATACAGGACGGGTTTTTATAGGTGACAGTATTACACCCGGTGGTATTCCTGTGTCCTATACATTTGCAGGTTCTGCTGCATTGACTGTTGGTGCTTCAGCACTTGTCACATTAACACTGCCTGCAGCTCTTACAAAAACAGCTTTAGTTTTTGTATCTATACATGATGCTATGGGTGCACCAGGTGTACCTTTTGTTTTAAACGGTATAAACACTTCAACCAATAGTTTTACAATTTCTTCTACAAATATTAATGATCGTAGTATTGTTTCATGGATGATTGTAGAACCAACATCAAAAATAATATATACATATGCCTAATCCTCTTCTCATTACATCTGATACAGTAATAAAGTTAATTATTCGTCGAGGATTAGACGGAGATAGGCAAAATATTACATTATCACAGGGTGAGCTCGGTCTCACCACAGATACTAACCGTGTTTTCGTTGGAGATGGTATAACAAAAGGGGGGGTACGTGTAGGTAATATAAATTTTGGTATTATCGATGGTAAAAATTTATCTGATGCTGCTTCCACTGGTAGTATATCAGGTATTGTTCAAGGGGATATGGTGTATCAGCGTAAAGATGGTAGTGGTAAGATAATTAATGGTCTCTTTGTATATACAAACAAAGAGGGTTGGGTTGCTGTTAACCTACAAATTGGTAGTAGTTTTAGTATAGCTACAGGAGCTTTAGAGTTTAACAGTCAATATCTCACTTTAATTAATACACCCTCAAATCCACTTAATGGAAATTTTGGTATCGGTATAACAAATCCACAAGCTAAGCTACACGTAAGCGGTACCGCTATTATTGATGGTGATACAACAGTTAACGGTAATATTACGTCGTCTAACGCACCGGTTAACAGTACTCATGTGACAAATAAGCAATACGTTGATAGTAAGTTTTTACCTATTTCTGGTGGTACGTTGACGGGTAATGTTTCTGCAAATACCAATAGAATTTACGCAACCAATGCCCCTATTACGAGCTCTGAATTAACAAATAAGCAATATGTTGATAGTGTAGTTGCAAATGCCACTAACGGAGGCGCTACACAAAATTGGGTTCAAACATATTTCGTTCCACTTTCTGGTAATGCTACCATTACAGGTAATATATCTGCAGGTAATAATAAATTTTTTGCTAACGGTATACCTACAGGTAATTCTGAATTAACAAATAAACTTTATGTGGATACAAGATTTACCAATCTTTCATCTGGTGTCAATAAGCAGTATGTTGATAGTAAGTTTTTACCTCTATCTGGTGGTACATTAATAGGTAATGTAAATGCACAGAGTATATATACTTCAAATCTAACACCTATTGACAATTCTGAATTAACAAGTAAACTATATGTCGATACAGCTATCGCTAATGTCCCTGCAGCAGTAAGCAAGCAATACGTTGATAGTAAATTCCTACCACTATCAGGCGGTACATTGACGGGTAATGTAAATGCACAGAGTATATATACTTCAAATCTAACACCTATTAACAATTCTGAATTAACAAGTAAACTATATGTCGATACAGCTATCGCTAGTGTCCCTGCAGCAGTAAGCAAGCAATACGTTGATAGTAAATTCCTACCACTATCAGGCGGTACATTGACGGGTAATGTTTCTGCAAACACCAATCGACTATACGCAAATAATGTTCCTCAAAATAATTTTGAATTAGCTAATAAAGCATATGTTGATAATGCTGTATTAGGCGCCACTAACGGAGGCGCTACACAAAATTGGGTTCAAACAAATTTTGTACCGCTATCAGGCGGAGGCGCTACACAAAATTGGGTTCAAACAAATTTTGTACCGCTATCAGTTATAGTACCGCTATCAGGTACTATAACTGGTCTACTAACAGCTAATAATTGGGTACAAACAAATTTTGTACCGCTATCAGGTAATGCTACTATAACTGGTCCACTAACAGCTAATATCAACACAGCTACACCTGCTGTTCATATTATTCAGCGCGGGACAGGCGATGCATTGAGAGTTGATGATGTATTAAATGATAATACTCCTTTTGTTATTAATGCAAATGGTGACGTGGGTATTGGTGGGGTTGCTGATTCAACGGGGTTAAATAAATTAAACGTCTATGGTACATTAAGTGCACAGAGGGCAAAGAGCTCTTTTGTACCAATAAGTGGTGATGATTTAATTAATTTAGCCTTTTTTACACAATTAACGACACCAATTAAATTTTTATTTGATAATACAAACGGTGTAGATGGTGCCGCTAATGAATTTTTGTTACAAGGGTATACCAATCTTGCAACAGATCCTAATAATTATCGTGTTGATATAACCGGTGTAATACAAGAGCCTGGTAAGGACTATACAATTAATCCCTATAATATACCCTATAAAATTACGTTCACAACACCACCGCCTGCTGGTAGTAAGGTGGTTATTTTAGCATATGTACCAATTACAAGAGATGCAGCAAATGTTATCTTGAATCCTTATAGTGTATATGCTAATCCAGGTGCTTCAACTGCGACAGGAACGAGCGTCGCACTCGGTGCTAACCAAGTACTTGGTAATAAAAATGGTACTACGGTAGCGGGTGTAACGTTAAGCGCTAATACAATTTTAGGTAATAGCGGTAGCGGTCTTACGTCATTAATTTTAGGTACTAATCAAGCAATCGTTAACAATAACGGTAATATACAATCGGTTACTGTAGGTACTAGTAGTAGTTTTATCGGTAATGCAGGATTTGGCTTATCAGCTATATCCCTAACAACAGGCGATAACCTCGTTCTTCAATCAGATGGTTATAATCTAAACTTAGATGTATCACCGTCATTAATTCTTGAACCCGGTACCGGTATAACTCTTACAGTTGATCAACAAACAGGTGGTACTATTATATCTAATACCAATTCCTTAAAATTTGTTGACTATACACAACTTAGGCCTTCTGGTTCTACTAAAACTGCAGTATACCCTACAGCTGACGGTACATTAATAAATATGTATAGTTTACCGTCAACAAATATAGCACAAACAAACAAGCCTGCTGTATCTTTTGAAACGATTTCTGATACAGGCTATACACCTTCTGTTACCCTGTATTGGACAGTTACATCGCTATCACAGTCTCCGGTAACAGTTTTTGCAACAAACAGTTCAGGTAAAACTGGTTCGTATAGTCCTATCACACCAAACAGAGCTATATATTCACAGTATTTAGATGCTAATGGTAGTATTTTATATGTAGGGGGTGATTTTTCAAAAATAGGTAGTACTGTAAGAAATAAATTCGCTGTCATTGATCTCAAAGGTGGAGCATATCCGAGCTCAAACCGGGGGTTAGGTACATTAGGTGCACTTTCATCGGTTCCTGGAACCAGTACGGGTACGTATATTCTTAATACAAATGGATTTAATAATACCGTTTGGGCCATACAGCAGTTTGTATATGGTTCAAAGACATATCTATGTATTGGTGGAGAGTTTACACATCCTACCTACGGTAGCGGGCTTACAATTATAGATATGTCGAATCTTAATGGTACGAATAACTATTATCCCTTCTTTTTCTCTGAACGAAATGAAACGGTTCGTGATCTCCTATCCGCTGGTAAGTATCTCTACGTCGGTGGATCTATGACTTCCGGTAAACAGGGAACAGGTGGAACGTCTTATTCCATGAAAGATTTAACGCGTATAGACATGTCTGCTCTTGATTCTGGTAATGCAATTGATACTACATTTACAACAAATGTAAATAATAGTATAACGTATGGAGGGGGGAGGTATAGAATCTATACATTAGATTATTATAATAATGTTTTATTTGCAGGTGGGAGACATCTTGTTGGAGCGACAAAAACGACAAGAACAAGACAATATGCTACAGCACACCGTACAGATACCTCACCAGGTACTCTAACTGATTGGCAGCCTATTTTTGATGATTATGTTTACAAAGTTAAAGTTGATTCAGCACCCGATCAACTCATACTGTATACCGGTGGTAGATTTAATTATTTTAAAGTAGCAGGAGCAGGTACACCAACCCGTAAATCGACACTTGCTGCGTTTAATCTATCGATAAGCACACAATCACCCCCTCTAGTCACTACCTGGGATCTCGATGTTCGCGGTGGTGGTCGTTATGTTTCTGATATTGAAATGCATAATAGTGTAACACCGGGTCTTTCTGCCGTGTATGTTTCGGGTAAATTTAGAACAATTAACAATAAGCAGGTTTATAACTTAGCAGCACTTTCAAAAGCTAATAGTGTCGGGCAAGATAACGTATTATCAGAGTGGCTTCCACGTGTTAATACGAATTTTACTTCTAATAATCAACTATTAAGAATCCCGTATACAAATCCACTATCTGGTGTTCTTATAGCTGACGCATTTACTAATGTTAATGGTAATATTAGGTATAATCTTGCGCGTATAGCAGGGTTTGCTGAATCCCCTGCGATTAATGCACTCAGTGGTGTAAATTTTGAAATAGCTGGTACTGTTCTCGGCGATGGTGGCACAATGGAAATAGATACAACGCTTACTGTCTCAGTAAGTGATGTTATAACATCCCCTGATATTGTTAACACAACCTTATTCCCGTCACTGTCAGACTTGTTTCAAGGCATTAGTCGTGGAAATTTATGTAGGTTCTTTATTCAGAGACCCGGTGCAACAGATGTTTATAACAATAATATTGATTCCTTCAAAAATAACGTTCTTTTGTTAGGTGTGAAAGTGGATCATGATCCCTTAATTGTAGATACTCTCTCCGGGGCTTAGACAATAAATAATATTACAAATGGCAACTAAGGTAATTAACGCTGAGCTCATTACTGTACCTAAAAATTCAATTAAAGGAAATTTTACAGACAGTGCTGGGGATCCTACTGATAACATTATTAATATAAATCAGGTAGTATGTAATCCTGGATCAACTAGTGTTGGTCTCACTGGTCTTTTGATTCCAGGGCCTAATCAATTTCTAGGTAATACTGGTACATCAGGTTTAACAGCAATTAATCTTAAAGCTGGTAATAACGTTAGTATATCATCCACCGGTAATTCAATAACAATAAGTGTACCTACAGTGACACCTGTTGACAATGTACCTTTAGGTACTGTTGCATGGTTTGCAGCTCCTACTGCGCCAGAGGGATGGTTTATATGTGACGGTAGAACATTACAAATTGCTGCTCCATATACAGATCTCTTTAATGTTATAGGTACTAGATTTGGAGGTGATGGTGTAAATTCTTTTATGCTACCTGATTTACTTGGTAAATTTATAAGAGGTTGGTCTAATGGTAGACAAGCTGATTACGGTAGAGCATTTGGCACATATCAAGAAGATAGCTTCAAAAGCCATACCCATACAGATAGTGGTCACGGACATCCCAATTCTACGACTACGGCTACGTTAAGAACCTCTCAAAAACAAGTAACAGGAGGCGGGCACAATTATTTTGCTGCCAGTGAAGATGATGGTACTGTATCTATAGCCACAGGTTATGCTAATCTCAATTCAACAGGTGACATTGAAACACGACCAAAAAACGTCGCACTTCTTCCCTGTATTAAATATGCTTTAATACAGACTATATCACAAAACGCTGTTGATACGCAAACATTACTCAATCTTTTTACTAGTTTAAATAATCAATTTCAGTCCTCGAAAACAACTAATGGTTACCAGCAACTACCTGGTGGTATAATAATGCAATGGGGATTCAATAATACAGGATATGCATCTGGAGATACAGCACAAACCTATACTTTTCCGGTACCGTTTCCAACTGCTTGTCTAAACGTAAGTTGTACGTTGAGTAATCCAACCCAAGCATCAACGAAGGGTCAGTGTATTTTAGAAATAATAAACTTTAATGCCACAACCTTAAACTTTTACGTGGATTATGGTGGCGCCGGTGTGAACAACGGTATTTGGGGGTTTTATTGGTTTGCAATAGGATACTAATTATAGAGCGTAACAGGTTAATATAAAAGAGTTGATTGTACCTATATTTGAATATAATTAATAATATGAAGTATATATCTTTACTTGCATTATTGTTTTTGCTTCCTAGTTGTATTCTCTATACAGAAAAGCAATCTGAGGCTATAAAACAAAACGTATACGCGACAAACGACTCCTTAAATAACGCAAGAGTTGATTTAGCTTATTTTTATTCTAACGAAACAACGAAGTTTATCAACCCTCCAAAGCATCCTATTAAAATAAGTGCTGTCTATCAGGCTGATGATGTAATTAAAACAGCAAAAACAGCAGGAAAGACGAGGGTTGTTATTGTACCTGAGCAATATAAGGATAATAAAGTAATCGTTGTCGGATCTACGGAATATCAGAGCTTATTGAAGGATAGAGAAATTAAAAAGCAGCTTGAACAAGATAATAAGAATATGGTTAAACAGCTTGATACAAATAATAAGGAATTAGCCAAGCAAAATGAAATGCATGATAAGATGGTGAAAGATCTTAATCATCTTCAATCTGAAATTTATAAGAAAGATGCTATTATCTTTAAAGAAGCCCTGGCTATTGGTGTCTTGCTTGTAGGTATTGTTGGATATATCTGGTTGAAAATCAGCAGGTTTGCATTATTTTAAAATTTTTGATAGTTTTTTGATTAAATATATACATGGATAAAATTTTACAATTTATTTCCAGCAGTATTAATAATACAACACTTTGGATATCTAATAATCCAAAGACTGCAATTGCGATTGCTATATTCATACTAGGCTTTCTCATTGGTATCCTATTTTAGGGTATATTGTTATGATTGACGACGAACGTACACGTGCTATCTATCTTCAACGCGCTATCTATCTTTGGAGTCTATTATTAGGCTTAATGGTTGGAAAGTGTTTACTATTTCATCTTAGATAATAAATATCTATATGTGGCAGAATGTTGTCAATATAGTTCAATCTGCTAGTGCATTTCTACAAAACGGTAAGGCTCCACCTAATACACCTGCGTATTTAAAGAAAAAAATGGAAGAGACGAATCATCTTTCTTCTAAAAAGTTTTTTATTATCTTTACATCAGTTTTAATGCTTGGTATTCTATACTATTCAAGTGTTGCTATTTTATTAAATATACAAACAACAGAACATGTTTCAGCATTTGTAACTATCTTTTCTAAAACAATAGAAATATTTGCAATTATTATTGCTTCATATCTCGGAGTACAAGCTGCTGTGGATTTGAGATATAATAGCTCTTCTGATGCTAGTATTGAAGGTGTTACAGAAGTAATGAAAGAAGAGGTTGTTGAAAACCTTACTCACAATGCAAAAGAAGATGATTATATAATACAATGAAAACACCATCTCCAGAGACATTAAAATTATTGTTTGATTATGAAGTAGGTGGAGGTAAAACATACTACGACAAGTACCTCTCAAAATTTACCTGGCCCGGTGGTGCATCAGGACCGACAGTAGGCATCGGTGTAGATTGTGGATATTATACAAAAGATGAATTATCAAATATATTTCATTTCTTACCAGCCGATCAGATTAACTTGATACAAGGGGCAAGCGGAAAAACAGGTACCACAGGCAAAGAATACACAAAAACATTAAGAGAGGCAGGTATAATTGTTTCCTGGGAACAGGCGAGAGAAATATTTGAAACCCTGACTTGGCCTAAGTTTGCAAATTTAGCAGAAAAAACATTTCCAGGATTAGATAAGCTTTGTAACAATGCATACGGTGCAATTGTTTCACTGATTTTTAATCGCGGAAGTAGTATAAAGGGTGATAGTAGATTAGAAATGCGCAATATTCGAAATTTAATCCCTAAAAAAGATTATAAAGGTATAGCTGAAGAGCTTAGAAAAATGAAAAGAATATGGCAAGGTAAAGGGTTGGATGGTCTCATTGAAAGAAGGGAAGCTGAAGCTAAATTAGTAGAAACCTGTATATAATATGTCCTTGTATGATGAATTTTTTGATTCTAGTAAACCGTGTCCTGAATCGATAAAGAACTGCATGCAATTACGTATTGAATATCAATCAGAAGAAAAAAATTTAGTGGATTCGGGATGTAAGAAGTGTGATTTAGCAAAACTAAGGATAAAATTTCTTGAAAAAATATGGAGTGCCTATATGAGCTCCTTTATCAGTGTTTAAATGCTTTATAGTATTTATAAAATTTAGAAATATATTGTTTTGAAAATCTACGTGCATCAACTTCGTATTTATTTTTAAAATAGGCATTAGTATTACGTTCTACATCTTCCTCATTATAGGAAAGCTTAGTTCCACTTATTTTATACACTCTACTTTGCATCCAGTGGCGGAACTCATGTAAAAAATGAGAAAAAACTGCTATTGTTTTTTGTTTAGAGGATTTTGCATTGATTTCTGGTTCATCGCATAGCCATATCTTGTTTGTTGTAAACATATATGTACTTTTCTCAGCTCCTTCTACAACTTGTATAGTTAAAGTAATCTTTCTGTTCTGTATACTAGGTTCTAATTCTGAATAAAGAAGAGACAATGCAGCACCTATAGCCTTTACGTCGTAATCGTTATCTTTAAACCAATCGATCGACTTCGGAGTTGGTTTTATATTAAAAATATACATGGCTTTCTAGAATGTTACAGATATATAATAATATATATGAGCGAAAATACAAGTGTAGATTCAACAATTGAACTTTCAATTATAGATCTTGAAAATCTCGTAACTTTGACAAAAACTTTTTTAAGTGTTTTTAACTTAGATGAAAAAAATAGAGAGTCTATTACATCTCTTTATGAAAAATTATCTGCTAATTTAGAAACTGTAAAGAACACAGATAGACCTACATGATATGTGGGGTTTAATGATATAGTGTACCTATAGAATGATTAAATATATGTATGCATATTATCGATATCGTTTCGGCAATTTGTGAAGAATTTACTGACGCTATTCTTGTTGATCATAGTAAGAATAGTGTTATCATAAATGTTAAGAAACAATGGTTTTCAGCTTTAAACAAGCGTTTACTGAGTCTACAATTTAACCTTGTACATAAAACAGAGATTAAAACAGGCTATACCTGTACATATATTTTAAATGAACAAGAAGATATAAAGCCTAAAACATCTAAACCAAAGGCAAAGAAGAAAAAAATTTGATTTTACAGTATAATTACATTAACATAAGTTAATGCTTGTTTTTGATCCTATATTACATTCCTATAAAAATGAATTTACAGGTGAGGTCTATACGTCTGCTACATCTTTAATACATAAGTTTAAGAAGCCTTTTGATTCTGACTCTGCTGCTCGAAGAATAGCTGAAAGAGAGGGGACAACAAAGGAAGAAGTGCAGGAGAGGTGGAAAAAAGATAATGATAAGAGTAAGGATTACGGTACAGAATTACATTCAGTAATAGAGACGTATCTAAAAACCGGTACATTTAAACCGGAATACACGACTTTTGTTCAAGCTTATCTAGATTTAGACGTTATTGATAGGCGAAAAAACGAACTTCTTATAGAACATCAAGTATATTCACATGAACATAGGCTAGCAGGTACTGCAGATTTAATAAGAATTGACAAAAACGGTGGATTTAGCATCTTCGATCTTAAAACCAATAAGAAGTTTTCATTCTTTAATCAATATAATGAATACCTCTTATATCCTTTAGACCATTTAACAGCCAGTGAATACTCTATCTATAGTCTTCAATTATCTCTATATGCCTTTATGTTTCAAAATATTACAGGTCGTAGGTTAAATACACTCGGAGTTATGCATTATGATAGAAATACTGAGAAGTTTTATTACTATCCAATGTCGTTTATGAAATATGAAATTTTAACTATGCTTAAACACTATGAAATTCATCGAAATAATTATACAAAATAGTCAGATAAAAGAAGCTAAGCTGTACGGTCCTTCTAAAAAGGCATCTGAATCTCCTGAGACTGGAATAACTATTAAAACACCTGCCGCTTTTCATGTAATTAAAGACTGTGCTGCATTAGCTAACAAGTATTTACCTCATTTTGTCTTTGGTTCTTATGCTAATCCATTCGAAGTATTAAAGGGTAAATTTACAAAACAAGATATTATTGAGTTTGTTAATTTTGGTATGTCAGATATCGTAGCAAACCAATTATTGACATTAATTTTAGAAAAAATTAAACGTTCTCCCTATGCTATAATTGAACAACAGGTTTCTCAAATACCACAGACAGTGAGTAATGATCCTTATGGTGATTACGAAAACAGTGTAGCTGTAGAATCTCCTTCTGTTACACAAAATGATCCGGTAGCTTTACTCTGTTATGCCTTCTCTGTTCAATAAAATTAAGACCGTTACAGAAGATATAGCGGAATGGGTGAGGAATGATTTTGGTTTGACTACAGCCGAGCAGTTTAAGGAGAGAATGGCACTATGTGAAAAATGTGAAGAGGGATACGATAAAAATGTATATTTAAACACTGGTGGTTGTAGAATTTGTGGGTGTTCTCTTGAGGTTAAATTAAAGATGATTACGACGGAATGCCCATTAAAAAAGTGGGGATCTATTGTCGTGAGCAATAAATAATTTATATGTCTTCTCCTACAAGTGTGTCTAATGTTGTTGCTAACCCACAGCTTATTGAATATGGTAAGTTTGTTCGACTTGATGGGGATACAAGATTTCCTGCAATTTCAGTAATAAATCCTGACTATCTTGACGCGTCAAATGCATTTAAGGATAATGTAGGTGTACCTCCACTTACGTCTATTGATGTATATCCTAAATATGCTGTACTTACCTATGAAACAAATACTCTAGGTAGCGGGGGGTTTGCCTATCTTTCAGCTGGAGGTTATCTTGTAGGTAATTTTAGTGCAATTTTACCACTCACGACAACTACATTAGCTGGTATTACAGCACAATATACACAAAACGACATCTTAAAGGGTATTTCATTGCCTGCTGGTGTTCGTATTGATGCTCCTATTACTGCAGTATCAGGATCTAATCCCTGCTCTGCTATTTTATATTACGCCGACTAATGAAGCTATTCGCTCCATTTCTTAGAATTCAAAATCAGCTAAGAATTTTTCACTGGCAGAGTGAAAGCTATGCACAACATAAAGCTTTTGGTAAGGCATATGAGCAGTTAGATGGTCATATAGATAAGTTTATCGAGGTATATATGGGTAAGTATGGTAAATCACGTGCAAAAATTGCATATAATATAGAACTTGAAAATCTTGACGATCAATATTCTACAACATTAGACAGTTATATAGAGTATCTTATTTCCCTTAATAATGAATTAGATGGTGTAATGGATTCTGATTTGCTTAATATAAGAGATGAAATGCTTACAGTTTTAAATAGATTGAAATATCTTTTAACATTGTCATAAAATTATTAAAAAAAATCTTCTCTAGAGACTAATTAATTGAAGAGACGATGACAGAACTTATAAAAGCCTTTAAAAATGTAGCCGATAAATTTTTCGGTAAAAAAGTAGATGTTGTTTCTCTAAAAGTTGACACAGTTTACAAAACACGGTCACAAATTATTGCAGAAGGTAAGGGCGCTTATATCCCTAAGCGACACATGTATAAATCTTAATTTTATTGTATTCTTACACCTGACCCCATACTAGTGTATTATCATTACTATCTACATAGCCTGTTGAAGTTCCAATGATAGTATTGGTATCGAGATATATATCATGAATAGGGCTTGCAAAGGTAATATTGTAGACATTAGAAGAAGGTGTATGTAATGTACATGATATTATATTAACTTGTGTACCAGTATACTGGAAGCGTGTTGTAACTATATAAAAACAGTTAGCTGTATCCTTACCAAGATAGGTTATAGTAAATAACCCTGTTTCTGTACTATAACTGAGTACAGGCTTTTCAACCCTCACTATATTCAGTTCAATAATTTTATTATATAATGAAAATTGATTAACATCATTAAAAATTAAACTCTCTTTTACTTTTGGTGGATATATTTGTACTATTTGTCTAGTTGCTAAATCTATTGTATAGATTTCAGGATATATAGCTTTATCATTCGAAGCACTAAATTCTCTAAAGAGAGTTGTTTTACAATAGAATAGTCGATTCAAGCTTTCATCAAACCAAACGTTTGATATTTTTTCTAATTCTGTATGTATACCTCTATATAATACAGTATATGCTTTTTCAGATCCTATAATACTATTTGTTGTATAATCGTATTTAATAGTATCAAAAACTAGATAATTATCTGTTTCAATTTGAATTGTGTCGTAATAAACATCTATATTAATAATATTATTATATAATTCGTTGCGTATGTTTGTTGGGTATTTTATAAAAAGTGCACTGAGAGCAGCAGATGCAGGTTCAATTATAGTACTATCAGCATTTCTTATATACAAATCACCGTGTTCAATATTACGCATATAATACAAACTAGCCCGATTTACATTTTTTCCAGATAGAGAGAGATCAACTTCTGTGTTAGTGTAGGGAAACTGTATATCGAAAAAATTTGTAGGTTCAGTGTAATTAAATGTATAAGGTTGGAGTGTGCAGGGTTCAGCGCTTAAACTATCTATATAAAAAGCATTTCCATCATAATCAATATATTCTGCTATAGTTGTAGGGTTGATAGTAAAATCTGCATATGCAGATACGCTATGATTTGATACATGATGTTTTGTTACAAAGGAAGGGGCACCGTCAACTAACTCATTATAATAAAGTAATGCGCTTTCAGGATCATATAAAAAGCTATCACTAGGATAGTCAGGTAATAGATTATTATTAGGTTTTGTAAAATATAAACCATCACGAATTAAGCATTCATAAGTTGTATTATCATATGAAATAAAGGCATCTACAGTAGCTTGGTTTGCAGCAAATGTATAGGAAGCAACAGTGTCAACATTACTGTAACCACTAAAACTATTAGGTGCAAAAGCTGTTAATCCTGAATAATTTAATGAAGGGTTTGCATTTCCGTAATTTAAATCTGTAAAATTGAACCCATTAAAGATATAATCGATATATGTTGTTTTATCAGGTCTCAGGACGGGTTGTTTGATATTTGTTGGTTTATATAAACCATATTCATTCCCGTATACATCGGTTTTATATTGAAATAATGTTTTATCGGTACCTAAGAGACTGGCTAGACGCTCTTGTATTGGATATTGACTTACGGACTTAAGAGGATATATATCCGGATGACTCCAAATCGTATCAAATGTACCTGTGAAAAAATCTTGCGAATCTATATATCTTGAAAGGCCTGAATCAGAGTAGTCAAGAGATTGTTCTCGTGTTTGATATGCTCTTAGTGTTTGATGAAAAGGGTGAGAATAAACATCTCCAAAATAAAATTGATTTGAAAAGTCTATCTTATTAAAATAGTTATCTTCAAAAAATTTAAATGGTGTTTTAAATTCTAATTTAGTATTACCTAAAATATTACCGTATTTGGTAGGGTCAGGAAAGTAATAGAGTGTATTGGGTGTAAGATTAGCTAAATCCACTTCTGCTCTAAAGTTAAAATTTGTAAATTGAGATAGACCGATTTTATCGGGTTTAAAAAAGAGTCCGATCTCTTTTGCTGTTTTTAAAAATTCAGAGCTAGGTATAGCGGCAATAGAGGGATATCTTTTATTAAGAATATTTGCAAATTTGCTCGTGGCATTAAAAAGCTGCCCTGATGTATATTGTGTTGTTGTAGTACCTGTAGCAATATAATAAAAATCTACACCCATGTATTCCTGTGTGAGTGTTGCTTGATTGATAATGTTTAGATTAGTATTATCACCATTATTAATTGTACTAATAAAGTCACGGTCTTTAAGAAGATTAAGTTGACTTGAATTGACTTGTGGATCGATGGTAAAATTATCTCCTAATTCAATTAGATAAAAAGGATATGATAATATGGCTCTTACAATGCTTTGATTGCTATTTATAAACTGTAAAGGATCTATATCTTCTTGATTGAAGGTAAAATATTTTTCTCTATCACCTACACTTACATCATATGATGATGCAGGTAGAATAGGGCTTAAATCATAGTAGTGTGAGTATGTATCATATAGATCTTCAATATCTATATACATGTTGGCACCTATATCAGATAATACTAAATTTAATGTACTAAATTGATTAACTATATCCTGTGATTGGAGACTTCTATTAATGGTAACATAGACCAAATTATCAATACCAGTATTAGATCCCTTTAAATTATACTGTACAGCCGTGGTTTGTACTTGATCGCGTAATGTACTATAATACAAGCATATATCTTTTATTTTTTTTGCGAAAAAAGGTATAGCTACTGTTAGTTCACGGCTATTTGTTACATCTATATTTTTTAAAAATCTCTGTTCATCAGCTGACGAATAATCAATTATAATAGTATTAATTAAATTAGTGTAAAGATTAATAATATCCGTTGAGGCGGTATCTTGTGATATACCCTTTACTTCATACCAATTAACAAGATATGATTGATATCTTGTAAGAAACTCCTGTGTAGTGGTAAATAGCTTAGTATTATACTTTAACCAATCTGTAAAGCTAAGAGGGGTCGTATTGTCGATTGGATTAACTACAGGCGTCAAGGATGTTATTGAGTTTTCTAACCGTTCATCAATAAAAATATTATTTTCCGCCATAACAATACTTAGCTATTGTATACGATATTTGCAGCTGATGTAAATAACTTCATGCCTTTTGTTAATTCGTAACTTATACCTGTTTGTACTATACCATTTGTTTTGCTCCAGCTTTCAAAGGAACTATTTACTGGTGATAGTGTTGTACCTGTATTGGTCCAATCTATAATACCATCTTGATATACATTACTCTGTACAGGTATATATTGATAAAAATCATAATATTCACCTATTACCACACCAGAAGAATTATTATCCACAAGATTCCATCCCCAGTCGACGCTATAGCTCGAAAGCGGCAAGCTTTTACCTATATTATCAAATAAATTTGTATTTGTTAATAGATAGTTTTGTGAAAATTTTTCAAAAGCAACAATAGGTGTCCCTACTGTAATAATACCGGTATTTATGTCTATTTTTGAACCTAGGTTTATACCATAGTACCCGTTTGCAAACTGTGTACCCCTTTTATCAAAATTTGTTGAGTAGTTATTTATTCCCCCCCACAATAAACTCTGTTTTATGGAATAAAGATCAATTAATCTACGTAATTGTGGTGGAAATAAATAGTTATAGTTTTCAAATTCTACTGATAATTCTGCACAAAATGCTAAGAGAGTTTCTAAATTACATTTACTAATATCAGCGTTATTATCTGTAAAATTAGCAATCTTTTCGTAAATTGTTTTGCCTAGTTCATAAGGTTGAGCTGAAATATTGCCTAAAATTACACCAAGAAAATCATTAAAAAATACATTTTTATCAACTAACGATTCTTGATATCTAAGGTTGTTATAGTATCCAGATGCATTCCAATTTTCATTTAATTTAGAGATATTATCTTTACCTGTTGAGGGGTAAATGTTGAATAGATTTGATGAACCTGTTATTGTTCTTACAGTACTCTGTGGTGCAGAATATTTATTTATCCATCTAAATCCATTCCAATCACCGTAAGCTCTGAATTCTTTTACACCTGTGCTACTGTAAGGTAGATTAGATATATCTATCGGCGTATTGTAACTACTAATAGGTAATATATCAGATGTAGGGTAATTAAGCTCGAATACATTTTTTATTGGTAATACTTTATCTGTAGCATTTTTAATATCAAATATACACAGCTTTTGACTAAAATTATTAATTACCCAGAGATTATTTGCTGTGTCACTTGTTATACCACCTATACTACAAATATAATCTGTTATATTACCATCGGTATTGTTTGCATCAATAAAGGGTGAATAATTAGTTATTACATTTGTTAATCCATCTACTCTTGTTATTAGATTTCTGCCATGTGCAATCCATGCGTTTTGATTTACGTCTATTGTAATATAAGCAAAGCCTTTAAACCCGCTTAAAGGGTACCCCGGTAAGAGATTACCCTCTATATCAAATTTGTAAAGGAGGTCATTACGTGTATCAAATGTGTTATTATTGCTGCTGTAATTTGTTGTGGTTACCCAGACATTTCTATTTCTATCTGTAAAAACTTCATCTGGTACTATATTTGTAGGAAAGGTTATGGTATTGAGAATATCAGCGTTTAACGTAAAATTACCTATACCACGGTATTTTATCACCATAGCGGATGCAGGATTAGTATAACATACCCAGATATTATTATCTAAATCAGTATCTACTGATGATGGTTCAAATAAGCCATCACCGGCGACGCCATTATATTGATTGTAGCTACCACTTAATGAGAGATCTAGATTAGTACCACTTGGTACCGCAACACAAACAATATAACCTGTAGTATTATTAATCTTTAATACATAACCACTATCTACAAGAGAAACCCAGAGGTCACTATAACTGTCGAGTGCTATTTGTGTTGGTGTAGCTATTGAGAGTGTTGGTGATCTATAATCAACGAACGTAACAACGTTATTTACGATAGTTGGTGCTGCAGATAGTGGTATATTATAAAAATATGTTTTATTATTGTTTATATCTGTTGTATAATATAGTGATTGTAAATTACCATATATATCATATTTTATGATAGTATCATTATAGGCGTCAGCAAACCAAGTTTGATAATCAAGATTACTTGTTGCTCCAGAGGGTGCCACAGTTATACCGTATATACCAAAATTAGTTTCTGTGTTTACAAAGGGATTATTATCTATGAATGATACAGATACACTATTATCGAAGCCTGAATAATTACTGCTTCTTAAAATCTGAAAAGCTGAGCTATATGACGGTACAGATATCCAACCTACAAGTGCATCTTTTGCATAATATACAGGTTCCAATAATGTAATAGATGCCGTGAGAACGCAATTTTCAGAAGATTGTGTTGGTATAAAAAACCCTTTATAAAACGCTCCTAGCGATTGAGGTGAATTTTCATTAAAATCTTCATAAAATGTAACACCGCTTAACGGTTGATATATCCCAGATTCGTCTTTATATAAAATACCGGTTTGTAAATTATAATACGGTATATCTAAATCATATACAACGTTTGTGACACTAGAGGAAGAGAGTGGGGGGTAATTTTTTGTTGTATAACTATTTTGATTTTTAAATTTTACTATATATGGAATATCTGTGTTCTGCCAGCTAATAACAGGTATATCAAATGATGTTATAGGTTCATTACCTTCTCCATCTATACCTGTTGTTGTTACGGTGAGTCTTGCAGCAGGGTTAAATCTGATTTTAATATTTGAAATTACTACAGGTTCTATGGTTTGATATCCTGCAGGCGGGTATGATATTACATCGTAAGAATTATTCTTTATAGTGAAGCTGTCATTAAATCCTTTATTATCAAGTGTAGCAAAAATAAAAATAGGATTATCTTCTGTTGTAAGTTGTCCTGGTCTATCATCAGTATACCAGAATCGCCCTGTGCCTGTTAAGCCTACTAATAAGGCACCAGGGGCATCGGGTTCACAAATTTGTATATTGTTGTTTTCTATATTTGCATATACAGGTATAGGATTAATATATAATTTATCGATAGGTGTATATGAAGCATTATTATTAACTGTCGATAGTGTGTAAAATCTGCTAAGAGAGCGTAAATGTGTCCATTTATCCTTTAAAACATTATCAATATATTCATAATCACCTCTTGCGCCAGACGCATATAAGTTTACTGTAAATCCATTTTTTGTTATATATTTTGTATTCTGCCAGCTACTGTAGGTATTGATATCTATAGGGTCTGATAATTGACCTGCAGGTATATCAAAAATTATTTTACCGGTATCAATATAGTCAATTTTTGTAGATATAAAATCATAGACATTAATAGTAGTGTTATAGGTACTATCGTAAGCCTCACCGTAATTATCATATACCGTTAACGCTACAGCATACTGACCAGGCCATTTATACCAATGAATAGGTGTTAGTTCATTTGAAAAATTACCATCACCGAAATCCCATCTCAATATTTTATTTGAAAAGACTCTTGTACCTGATAGTAAATTAGATGTTGTAAAATCAGGAATAAATTTTAATGGTGTAGAAGAAAGTGAATAGGTAGACAGTACATTTTGATTTGTATAATCAACAACGTTATAAAGAATATGGGTTTGTTTAAGATATGTTGACATTGTTACACATTATTATATACTCAATGTATTTGAATTAATAACCTTTATCTTGTTAGCAAAATTTGATTGGTTATTGAGATATGGAAACTTAAAATACGGTAAATTGATATCTTGTGTTATAATAACTATATCTGTATCCGAATATACAGGATTATAAAGCATAAGACTTATACCAGGTACGGTGTTTAATACACCGTTAATCGTGCGTTGAGTGCTGATATTAAGTACACCTTCGATAGCTAATATTTGATTTGTCAGATCAGTAATTGATAATTTTAAGCCAAGATTGTCATTTGTAGTAGAAAAATATTTTGTAAAAATGCTAGAAATTACTTGCTTTATATGTGCTTCGTCTATTTTTGAAGTAAATGATCTTGTTATAACGAGATTCGTGGTATCAGATATAGAAGGTAAAAGCTTTTCATCTACAGCCGCTATACCGAGATCTACTGCAGTATATACAGGATCATTTACTATAATTTCTGCAGTTGTTAATTTTACGTTTTGTAGTTCGTTAATAATTAACTGCTTTTGTGTATTATTGAGATAATTTGTTCTAGTATTAAGAGATGATGTTTTAATTAATTTAGGTACTGCATAAATGTATACATTATTAAAATTGCAAGTATTAGAAAATTTAACCTGATTAAAAAGTACACGTGACTCGTTATTAGGATTTGTTACACCCAAGTCAAAAAAGTATTTCATATGACCTGAGATATAATCATAATTATTAACAACTTTAACAGAAGAAATAATATTACTATAGTTTTTACTTATATATGTTATAAAGTCATCGGTAGTTATAAGTCTGAACTGGCTTCTAAATGTTTTTGGTGCATTAGATTTAATACTGTTTGCATCTTCAATATCGATAAATTGTGTAGAAGACTCAGTATTTGTAAACAAAATGTTTTTAGACTGAAGTTGTGTTAGAGGTGTAAGATTGACAGAGAACGTATCTGCAAGAATAGAATTATATCTTGTCGTCTTATAGAAATACAGTAGCTTATTATCGAGCAAGCCGAGTCCGATTTCACCTTTCGCCTCTGCAGTTTGTAGATAATAAATAGCAACTTCAGAATTTAGTGATAGTTGCTTACCAGCTATATTATCACCAAATTTAATTTCATATCTACTATTTTCATTGAGTCTTATTTCATATTTTGTTGCGTTTGAGCGCTCTAAAAATAAAGATTGTGTTGCTGTCCATTTTACCCATTTAGCGTTTGTTACGCTGTTATCCTTAACATAAACATCTATATTAAAATGATCAATACTAATGTTTTGACCATTAGGATCGGTAAGTGCCATGATTATAGTTTCATTAGGTGCACCTGTAGCAAAATAAGAAGGATATTCAGTATATACACCTTGATAGAGTAAGTTATTATCTTGAAGATCCATTAAAGATCCCTGCTTACTACTAGGATTTGTAAATGTAATATCATTATTAAATGAATATACTGTACCGTTAATATTAAAGAAAGAATATCTAGGAATTGTAAATGTACCTACTTCAAGATTACCGTTGCTTGTAGCTTTGAATGGTAAAATTGATGTCTGTTTACCTATTGGATTGTAACCTATTAATTTAACAATTTTATTGACATTTTCATAAAGCTCAGCAGTAGTAAATGTGCTTTCTGAGCTTGTACGGTTTAGATAAAACAATAGAACATGATATGCATAAGCAATAATGTCAATCACTGCTGATAGATTGCTGCCCTCATAGCGTTGATCTGTATATGTATTAGATGAATTTAAGCGCTTGATTATTAAATTTTTTAGGCTTAAAGCATCAAACGCAGCATACCCGTCTATGGGTAAATTAAAATCATTATATTGTGTAGTATTAGCCATAAATTATGAAACAAAAACAAAGCCTGAAGTACTTAATTTACCCACTAGTTGTAAACTACCAGTATCTACTGTAGGAATTGAAATAATAATTGTTATTATATATTGATTGTTTTCCGGGTCAGCTATTACACGAACTTTTTGTAAAATAACTCTCGGTTCAAATTTTGTAATACCTGCTACTATTTCATTACCTATTAAATCCGCTATACTCACACTACATGGCTCAAAAAGATATCTAAGTAAATTAATACCAAAATATGGGTTTAAGATTTTTTGACCAGGTATAGTTAAAAATAAATTAACTAATGAATTTTTTATTGCTCCTAAATCATGATCTACTGCTATGTCTACTATTTCACCTTCACGTAATACTTCATTATTACGCGTAAATTGACCGAATGGAGCTCTTTTATAGACAGGGTTGAAATCTA